GTTAGGGTGTGGAGGGTGTTGTAATGAAGCGTAGAGAATTGACGGATACGTTTACGTGTACCTTTTGCAAGAAGGAAAAGCCTTATAACGAGTTCAAGAAGAACGCTATACGGTTTTCTGGTTATGCGTCTTACTGTTTGCAATGCCATCGTGAGCGAATGGCTGAAAGTCGTAGAGGGAAAGTAGTTAGGGATAAATGTGATTTTCAGGATGGCTTGAACACTTTATTTACAACGTGGAGTAAGGGGTAGGATATGAATGACGATGTCAGAAATAATTTAATGCCTCTAGCAATGGAGGATATTAAGAAGGCGTATATGGAGAAGGTTTATTCGATGAGCCATGCTGAGCTGTTTCATGAGTTGATGCGGGTTCATACCGAGTCAGCTAAGTTGCTGCGTGATGTGCATGATGAGAATGAGCGATTGAAAGATACTCTTGAGCGACTCAGCACCGTCAACTGACAAGTACGCAGAAGAACTTCTGCTCTCTCGCCGTATTTTAAAGGCAGAGATGGGCAAGGCTAACCGTGCTTACAGTCCAGACGAAAAGAAAGAATTGCTACAGTCATGGAAAAACCAATATAGCACGGAGCTAGTTAATGAGCTATTGCGGGTAGCTAAGAATCCAGAGGCGAGATACCGGATAGCTAACTGGAACCTAGAACAGTTCAGCAATGAACGACGAAAGTCTAAATGAAGTTCAATCTCAAACAGTTTTACCAGTTCTGCTCCGAGTTAAAGATTGAGACCAAAGAGCAGGGCTTACGCAAGATGGATAACCTTCTCGGCACTCAGACCTATGTAATGGATGAGATTGCTGGCGGCTTAGCTGAAGGTATTCATTTCTTTGTCATTCTTAAAGGTCGTCAGCTTGGCATTACGACGATAAGTCTAGCCCTAGACCTTTACTGGCACTACATCAATTCGGGGTTAAATGGAACGCTTGTTACAGACACAGAAGAAAACCGAGATATGTTTAGAGGAACCCTTGGCGCCTACATGGACGGTTTACCAAAAGAGTACAAGATACCCATACTTGCACACAATCGAAACTCATTGGCCCTCAAGAACCGCAGCCGTATCTTTTATCAAGTCGCAGGGCTTAGAGCGAAAGGAAGTCTTGGTCGTGGCAAAGGTATTACATTCCTTCACGGAACGGAGACGTCTTCGTGGGGCGACGAGGAAGGACTAGCATCCTTGCTTGCCTCGCTTGCAGAAACCAACCCTAAACGTCTCTACATCTTCGAGTCTACTGCTCGCGGCTTTAATATGTTTCACGATATGTACGTGACCGCTAAGAGAGCGAGAACTCAGAGAGCTATCTTTTGCGGCTGGTGGCGCAATGAGTTTTATTCTGCGGCTCCTGATACGGACGTCTACAAAGTCTATTGGGACGGCAAACTAACACCTGAAGAAAAAGAGTGGACGCGAGATATTAAGAAGCTCTACAACGTAGAGATTAATTCCAGACAAATGGCGTGGTGGCGTTGGAAGATGCTTGAAGGCATTAAAGACGAATCCTTAATGTATCAAGAGTTCCCGCCAACTGAAGACTATGCTTTTGTTATGACAGGCACCTCCTTCTTTTCAAACTCGCGGTGTACTGACGCCATGAAGATTGCTAAGAAGATTGACTGCGACTATTACCGTTACGCGATGGGTGTGAACTTCCAGGATACAGAAGTCGTTAAGTCTACTGAACGTTTGTCTACCTTAAAGGTGTGGGAGGAACCCATTGACACCGCTTATTACGTTATCGGTGCAGACCCTGCTTATGGTTCTTCTGATTGGGCTGATAGGTTCTGTATTCAGGTCTTTCGTTGCTACTCTGACGGAATGGAACAAGTCGCTGAATTTGCAACCTCTGAACTTAATACGTATCAGTTTGCGTGGGTTATCTCGCACTTGGCAGGAGCCTACAAAAATTCGACGCTTAATCTGGAAGTTAACGGACCGGGACAGGCTGTGCTAAACGAGATTAAGAACCTGCGCCGTCAAGCTGCCAGCATGGGCAACGCAATGGGCAAGAGCTTGATGGATGTCTACGGTTCCATGTCGAACTATATCTGGCGACGTAACGACACTATGGGTGGCATCTCTAATTCATTAGGCTGGCTAACAACAGCAGCAACCAAAGAGCGAATGATGAGTTACACCAAAGACTTGTTTGAGCGCGGAATGTTAGCTGTTTACTGCGTAGACACCATTGAAGAAATGAAGACGATTGTTCGTGACGGCGCATCTATCGAAGCTACCGGTAGAAACAAAGATGACCGTGTAATGGCAATGGCCTTGGCGTGCGCTGCGTATTCAGAACAAGTACAGCCCCAATTAATCCAGCGAAAATTAAGCCGTAAAGTATCCAGAGAGATAGAAACTAAAACACCCGAACAACTCTCTGTCGGCAAAGGCGTATCCAACTACTTGAAAGCGATAGGTGTCTATGGAGCATAATCAATTAACCATCGTATCCATTCACGGGCACACCGATGGGTCAGCTACCTTGCCCTCCATTACCCGCAGTATGCGGGAACTACCGGGGTCTAAAGGGTTGTTAATTTCTCCAACCAAGCCACCTGACTTACCAAAAAGTATTCAATGGAAACGCTGCTTTGCTTTTGATTACCGAGGTTACAGCACATTTGTCATGCACTGCTTGCATGAATACATACCAACAGAATTTTGTTTGATTGTGCAAGATGATGGTTGGGTTTTGGACGGTAACAATTGGAGAGATGACTATTACACCTACGATTACATTGGCGGCATTACTCATGCTGGTCTGGTGGGCAACACATTACATCTAGGCTTTGAGTGGACAAAGTTTGAGCATCCAACCCTTGTTCTAAACGGAGGCTTTTCCCTGCGTAGCAAATACTTCTTAGAAGCTCCGAGCAAGTTTGGCATCGTTCAAAACTATAACGAAGAAATACATCTATGGAATGAAGACGTCCAGTTCTCATGCCTAAAGCGTGGACTCTTTGAGTCCCTAGGATTTAAGTACGCACCCAACGAAGTCGCTAAATACTTCTCCATAGAACATTTTGCCCCTAAGTTTCATGACGATATGGACTTATCTAAACTCCTTGGTCATCATTCAACGACTAGGAAGCTAATCAAAGACAATGAAATCATGTTGCCGATGGGAATACAAAACGCTTATCGAGAAACAGAACTTCTAGACTTCTTTCAATCTAAAGGCTACATCCTTAACTATGTCGCAGCAGGTTCTAACCAAGCGTGAACTAATAGCTCAGATGCGCCGCTTCATTAGAGATAAGGAGCGCGGCATCTCTATGAAGCTCTTTGCAGACTTGTGTGGGGTCAATAAAGCCCACCTGCTAGACGTCTTCTGGTATCGGTGTGAACCTTTGACCGAATACATCCAGCGTCGCGTAGACAAAGGCTACAAAGCATGGCAACGAGGCGAAGTAGCCATCATGCAATTACGCAATAAAAGCAAATACATTGAATACCGCAGAGAAGCTAAACCACGAATTGTACCCTCTACTGGCTTGCAAATGATTAATGGCAAGATAGGGATTAGATTGGGTATGAGGAATATAGACGATTATTCGCAACCACCATTATTTGAAGGGGATAACAATGGCAGTTCTACATGATTACAAATGCCCAAAGCACGGCTATTTTGAGAGCAGAAAGGGGCAATGCCCCATGAAAGACTGCGATGAAGAGGTCGCAATAGTCTATTTGCAGCCTGTAGGGCTAATGTCAGACGGCACAAAGAAGAACGACAAGACCATTAAGCAGCTTGCTATGGATTTTGATATGACCAACGTCAAATCAACTCGTGAAGGCGAGAATCAGGCTGGATACTTCACCAGAAAGAACAAAACGTCCAAGAAACAGCTCAAAGCAGAGGAAGCAGAAGCACAACGTCGTGCTAATGAGCCAAAACCTAGAGATGCCGCCATTTGGGGTGGCGATGGACGCTATAGCATGGGCAGCCTTCTAAAAGGCGGTGCTGTACGGTCTGTGATGGGCGAATCGGTCGGAATGAACCCAAAAGATGCAGGAAACTTGACAGGACCCAAGGCGGCGAGTTATATAGCTGACCATGAAAACCTTCAAGTGAAGACCTAAATGCGGATACCAACCGATGACTTAGAACGGGAGTTCTTCTACCGTGACTTAATTGAAAAGTGCATGGTGTCCTTGGCAGAGCGCAAAGGGGATTACGCCTCTCTGCGCTCTTGGTTTTTGTTTGGCGGTGGACCGGATGAAAACCCCGCCCTATTCAACAAAATCTATCCCCACATTGACCAGCTAACATCGTTTCTTTACTCAGCAGAGACAACACGCTTCTCAATCAATGTTGGTGCCGCTGTTCCTGCCCAAGAACAAATTAAGATTCCAAGACTGACCGCTGCTTTAAATGATGAGTGGTTAAACTCAAACTGTGACCAAGTATTTTCGTCTGCCCTAACGTGGGCACTAGTGTTTAACTCAACCTTCATTAAGCTAGTAGTCAACAACGGTATTCACCCCTACATGGTGGAACCTAGCTCTATAGGCGTCTTGCGCGAAGACGTAACCTATACCGATAGGCAAGAAGCTATAGTTCAAACCTATTACATTACAAAATCCGATTTGTATAATCGATTGTATAGCCACCCTAAACGGGAAAGCATTGTTAAGCGCATACAAACATCGATGAATACTAAGACGGAAGATATGCCTGAAGGTCTTGACCGTCTAATTATCTCTACGTCCAATCCAACTATTTACGGTAACGTCAACTTAGACTTGTACGGCAGCAACCGTTACAAAGCCCGTGTTGCTGAAGACACCGTGAAGATGTTTGAGTTGTGGGTATGGAATGATGAAATTGAAGACTATCAAGTGGTCACTATGGCTGACCCTGACATCTTTATTTACGACCGTCCGGGTGGCTCAGTATTCCTGCGTGGTGAACTACCATTCATTCAGATTTGCCCCAACCCGCAGTTTGATTATTATTGGGGACAGAGTGAAGTTGCCCGTCTAAACTTATTGCAAGCGGTACGAAATAACCGTATGTCAGAGATATTGGATTTGTTATCCAAACAAGTCTCACCTCCAAAGGTGTTCTCTGGCTTTATGGGCATCACAGACGAAAAGGCTTTTGCGTTTGACCGTCCGGGTGCGTTTGTCTCTAGCGATATGCCTAATGCTAAAGTCGATTCCATTGCACCGGAAATGCCATCATCTTTGTTTGAGGTAATCCATGAAATTGACGCCATGTTTGCAGAGGCATCTGGAATATCAAGTGTTCTGTCTGGTCGTGGTGAGCAAGGTGTACGCTCCGCTGGTCACGCTTCTCAGCTGGCCCGTCTTGGAAGTTCTCGCGCAAAGAAAAGAGCATTAATCGTAGAAGACAGCTTAGAAAAGGTAGCAACGCTGTATCTAAAGCTCATGCAAGCCTATGACGATACGCATTTCATGGATGAAGAAGGCAACAAATTTATTGCTGAGCAATTTACCAAAGATTACGTAGTGAAAGTAGACGCTCACTCTAATAGCCCAATATTTACCGAAGATATGCGTCAGCTGGCGTTTAATTTGTTTAAATCTCAGGCTATTGACAAAGAATCTCTGCTTGACTTGCTTGAGCCGCCAATGAAACAATTGTTAATAGATAAATTGAAAAAACGCGAAAAGTTGCAAGCTGAACAGCAAGCTAAACAGCCACAACAAGGCAAGCCCGAAGGTAAACCCGATTTGAAAGCGGTAGGTGAATAATGGCAACAAAACCTGACTACTCGCCAAAAGCTGACCAGCCGAGAGTAACAAGCGGCGAACTAAAAAGGACTGAAGCTGCGCCATCTATGCAGTATCGGGTGTCGGGCATAAAGTCTTTTAACCCCCGTCAAGCAAGAAGGACGGGCCGTATGGGTGAACGATAGGAGTACATCATGTACAAAAAAATGAAGCGTGGTCGTAAGACTCGTCGTTAATTCCCGCAAGGGATGAGGTATGGCTGACTTCCTCTTTTAAGTTGGCCGCTGCTAATTGGAGAACACCATGGCACGCATGAAACGTAAAGGCCGTAAAGGTCGCAAGTAATTAGTCCCTTGTGGATTATCCCAAGGGGGAGGGGAAATACTCCCCCACTTGACATTTGCTGATAGTCTGGTCTAATCGCGTCTAGTTTGACGATAGAGGTTATTTATGAGCGTACCACCCGATAAGTTAATGGAAATGATTGGTAAGAAGCAAGGCAATCCTACCGAAACTTCTCCTGAAGCAAGCACCGCGATGTCTGACCCGACAACGGCTCCTATGTCTGCGCCAATGTCTACGCCAGAACCAAAGATGGGGAATCGTGAAGGCGCAATGGTAAACATATCAATGGCGATGGATTTGATTGAACAAGCCTTGCCAAGTCTAGGTAGCGAATCTGTTGAAGGTCAAAAAGCGTTAGCGGCTATTCGTTCGCTGACAGGATTGATTGGCCCTCGCAAGCAAAAAACAAATGAACTCCAGCAATCTGAAATTATTCAGATGCTACAGAACTTGCCACAAGCCGGTGGAGGAACGCCTGAAGGCCGTGCAATGTCGCAAGCTCCGATGGTCCCGAACCTCCCGCCTATGCCCGGTGCAGAATCTTCTCCGATGAGTATGCCCGGTGCCGGTGGTGGCGGTGCTTCACCTCAACCCACTCCTATGTAAGGAATAATCATGGACCTGTTTAAACCAAGAGGTGCTAACAGCCCTCGCCGTCCTACCGACAACAACCAGCAGAACGGTGTTGTAACGAACCCTCCCCGCTATGAGCCATTTGGCGGTTTGTCTGCTTCCGGCAAAATTGGAAGTAAAAACAAAATGGGTGTTCAAAAGCCCGGTGACGGCAAAAAAGTAATTTAATTAAGTTAGGGGATAAAAATGAGTCTTGAAGATATGTCTTTTGAGCAGCGCGACCAACTAGCGTTGTTAATGCGTGAACTTTCCGATAATCCAGCAACAAGAAAAGATGTTCTGCGTTTAACTAAGCAACTTAAACCAGACCTTATTATTCCTGAGTTGGAAATTGAAAACACAACTAAAACGTATGTTGATAAGCTAGAAAAACAGCTTATGGCAAGAGATGCAAAAGACAGAGAGCAAGACGCATTACGTGACCTTGAGTCTCGTCGCAGCAGACTAATGAAAAAAGGTCTAGTTGAGCGAGAAGAAGATATTCATGAAGTAGAAAAAGTAATGCTGGAAAAAGGCATTACTAATCACGAAGCGGCAGCTGAATACTGGAATTGGATGAAACAATCTGCAACTCCAACGCCAACAGGTTACAACCCTTCAGCCGTTAGCAAGTTCGACTTAGGTAAATACTATAAGAACCCGCAAGCCGCAGCAAGAGATGAAGCATCAAAAGCACTCCAAGAGTTACGTCAAAACAGACGTCCTATTGGATTTTAATTAATTAGGGGATAAAGTTTTTAGGAGATAACCATGCCTATTGGTGGCGGTATCGTTCCAGCGACGGGTAGTACGCAATTTACCGAGTTGACATACGTCACGCGGCGTGCGTTTATTCCAAAGCTAGTTGTTCAATTATATAACTCAACTCCGCTAATGGCGGCTTTGATTGCTAACTCGCAACAAGCCTCCGGTGGTGTTTCTTCAATAACCGTTCCCGTTCAGGGCGCACAGTTTGTAAACGCGCAATGGTCTGATTACTCTGGTTCGTTTAACCAGCCATCAGTCCAGCAAGGTGCTTACAATGCTGAGTTTGACCTGAAGCTGATGATTGCTCCAGTACCGTTTCTCGGTATGGAAGGTGCAGTTCAGCAAGACGCTGCAATCATTCCTCTGATTGAAGCCCGTATGAACGATGCGACGAACGTGATGATGGATGCAATGGCAACAGCCTTGTACACCAACAGCACGAACACGCAGCAGTTCACAGGTTTGCCAGCAGCCGTTTCTGCTTCTGGTACCTACGGCAACATCAGTCGTTCGGCATATAGCTGGTGGCAGTCAAAGGCTTACTCAGCCGGTAGCGTGAACCCAACTCGTCAAAACATCCTGCAATACATTTCTGGTACTGTTAAAAACGGTGCTGAAGTGCCTTCGTTTGGTGTTTGCGGTTTTGGTACATGGACTCTGTTGGCACAAGACTTTGTTGGTCAAGAGCAATACGTCATCACTCCGGGTTCCGGCTTTGACGGCGATTCTAATGGCCCACAAGCTGCGTTCCGCGCTTTGATGGTTGCTGGTGTACCTATTTATCCTGACCCCTACTGTCCAGAAGGTACGGTTTACTTCCTGAACACAAACTACCTCTCGCTCTATATCCATGAGCAAGGCTCGTTCGTGTTTACTGGTTTTGAATCGACCCTGCCAAACTGGCAGATTGGTTATGTTGGTGCTG